GGCCGACGAGCCGGCCCGCACCGTCTCGGCGGGCGGCCAGCACCATGCGCTCGTCAGCATGCCGGTGATGACCGCGTATTATGGTTCCGACGAGGTCGGCGCCGCGCTCGACGCGCCGGGCCGCACCGACACGGCGAAAGCCCGCTTCGGGCTCGTCGAGGCGCTTGCCGGCGTGCCTCCCTTCTCAGCGGAGCATTGGGCCAAGGCGCGCAGGGTCGCGGAATTCCTGCGGCGCTATGGCTGCTGGGATGCCGGCGAGTTCGTGACGATCGAGGTGGACGGCCTGACGCTCGTGCTCGTCGATATCTGCATGCGGATGCTGACGCCGCGGGAGCGCTACAACGCCAACGGCTTCCCGCCCGACTACATCATCGACCACGGCATTGACGCTGATGGCTCGGTCATCCGCTTCACGCTGGAGCAGCAGGGGCACATGTGCGGCAACGCCGTCTGCCCGACGGAGGCCCACGACCTCGTCGCGGCGAACTACCAGCCGCGCCTGCGGAAGCGGCGAGGCAGGCGCACCGAGCCGGTGCCGTTCTTCCTGGAGGCGGCGGAGTGAGCTGGCGTCTACTCGGCATGCTCGACGAGGTCGACTGCCCATCGCCGACGGCGAAACTGATCCTGGTGAAGCTCGTCGACCGTGCGGACGACGAGGGGAAGAACATCTATCCCTCGATCGCGCGTATCGCGGCCTTCGCCGGGTGCTCCGAGCGTCAGACCAAGCGCGTCATGGCGGCGTTCTGCGCGGTCGGGCTGCTGCGTGTCGTCAAGGAGGGCGGGCGCGGCCCCGGCTCGACGCGCCATTACGAACTCAGCATCGAGATGCTGCGTCGGATGGCTATGGAAAGCTGGGAGTCGATCTCCGGCGGCCATGCGCAGGGCGCATGCGACGACGAGCAGGAGCGCCCCGATTCTGGGCATTCTAAGGGTGACACCATGTCACCCTTAGCGGCGGGAAGGGTGACACCGGCGACCGCTAAGGGTGACGCCCATGTCACCCAAACCCTTATAGAACCCTCAGAGTCTGAGAGAGAGGGTGCGCGAGCGCAGGCAGGCACGCCAGCGAACGGCGTCGATGCGCTGGACGCTGGGCATGCGCCTGACGCCGATCAGGACGCGGCGACGCTGGCAGAGTTTCGCAAGCTCTGGCCGACGACGCTGGCCGACGACAACGTCAAGGTCGAGAACGCCTGGTCTGCCCTCCCGTTCGCCGAGCGCCGCAAGGCCATCGAGGGCATCAGGCCCTTCCTGGTCGGGCTGAAAGGCCTCGGTCGTGGCAAGGTTCCGGCGGGCTCGACCTATCTTTCGCAGCGGAAATGGCACGACGTGCCGGCGATGGCGGCCGAAAAGCAGGCGCAGGCCTTCGCCGAGGTGCCGGCCTGGTCTCGCAACTGGTGGGCCGTGCTGTTCCACCGGCTCAAGGCAGGCCAGCCCTGCGGGTTCATGCTGCAGCGGGCGACCGATGCGCAGCCCTATTCGCTCACGGCCGGCGAGCTCGATCAGGCCCTGCGCGCCTATCCCGAGCTGCCGCCCTTCCTGTGCGACGGGCCGGAGATCGCGGCTTGGCGGCCGTGGTTCGAGCGGCGGCGGCTGCGGATTCCAGATTTTTCGGGGCGGACGTTCCGGGTGTTCCTGCCCGCGGCGCTGCCGCCCGGCGGCAAACAGGAGGAGGGCGACGATCGTGTCACATTCTGACGAGGCCAAGCGAATCGCGCGGCAGGACCGGGTCGCTCGGGGCGAGGCGCGGAAGGCGAGGATGGAGCGGGAAGCTGCCCGTTCCGAGGCGAAGGCGGCGGCGATCCGCGCCGAGGAGCTGCGGCTGCTTTCCGAGGTTGGAGCGGCGAAGCGGGCCGGGCTGATCAAGACGCTGCCGAAGGTGCGGAAGGTCGCGCCCGCCAAGCCGGGCAACCTGCCGGTGATCGGCGAGCGCACCGTTCCCGATCCGCTCCATCCCGGCGACCGCATGGTCGCGACGGTCAATCTCGCCGAGCATCCACTCGAAATGATGCTCTCGCGCAAGCGGTTGGATCAGCCGCTTTACGAGGCTGGGGTCCGTTACCGGGCAATCTATGAGCGGGCCGTGATCGGGCCGGGCCGCGGCATTGATCCCGGCAAGGTCAAGGTTGACGGCGGCAAGCTCGGCGATCCCCTCTCCGACGACGTCGCGGGCGCGCACCTTGAGTTGAAGCGCTTGTCGATGGTCGTTGGCATGGTCGGCGAGCGCATCCTTTCGGAGGTCGCTGGGCGTGGCGTGACGATCGCCGATCTGGCGATGTCCTGGCCGGGTTCGGAGCGCGAGCGCAGCAAGCGGGACTATCTGATGCTGCGCTTCAAGGAAGCGCTCGACGTGCTCGCGACCGAGGTTTGGGGAGCGCGTGGCCCGGCAAGCGCTCGGATCGTCGGCGCTCGCGATTTCGGCGGCGCTGCTTATGACGAGGCCGCGGTGGCGACCGCGAACCAACGCTTTCTCAACAAGCGGGGCATCACCGGCCTAGGTTGACCGCTTGACTACGGGTCCGTTGGGCGCATCTTTTGTGTCATAGCTCGAATCGCGACCGGAAGCAGGGACCTGCCTCCGGTCGTTTTCGTTTGGGGAGCTGCCATGCACATCACGGTATCGCTGGATGCCGTCATGGCGCAGTTCGCCTCCCGGCTCTCTCGTCTCGATCGACAGGCTCCGGTCATCATGGCCGATGGTTTGAATGCTGCCGGTCCCGCTCTTCGCGCAGCGACGATTGCGGCTGAGGTGAAGCAGACCGGCTTATCGAAGGGAACGATCAGCCGGGCGCAGCGCGAGCATCGGGCCTCGGCATCGCATCTCGTCTATGAGATCGCGGCGACGGGCGGCGATGTCCGGTTGAAGTTCTTCAAGGCACGCGAGACCCGCGCGGGTGTGAGCGCTGCGCCTTGGAACAAGCGCCAGGTCTTCGAGGGTCGATTCATCAAGGGCGGACGGTTTCCGAACCGCGTCGGGATTGGCATGGGCGGTCACGTCTTCAAGCGCGTCGGCAAGGCACGGTCGCCCATCGAGGGCGGGAGGTCGGGCCTCTTCATTCCGACCGAGCTGACGACAGGGCAAACGGCTGCGGCCTTCGAGGCGCGGCAGGCCGATATCCTCGCCGCCGTCGTCGCCGGGGTCGGCAAGGCGATCGGCGCCTGACGCATAGCGGTCGAGGGCGCCGACCCCCGCCATGCATGGCTCGGGTCCTTCCCGGCCCCCGGCCCGGCCTGCGGGCGGATTGACTGCGGGCTTTGGCCAGTCTGAGCGGCTTTTTGAAGCCTAAACAGCCCTAAAAGCCGGCCTAAAGTCGGCTCTAAAGTGAGTTTAGGGGATGACGACGACGGAACTGACGGCGACGAAGAGTGAATTCGCCCGCCGCTGCAACGTCTCGCCCGGTCGAGTCAGTCAGTGGATCGCGTCGGGACAGATCGGCCCCGATGCCATCGCCGGCGAGGGGCGCACCGCCACCATCAAGGTTGACCGCGCCTTGGCGCAGCTCCGGCGTCGCCTCGATGTCAACCAGCGCTTCGGCAACGGGTTGACGACGCGCCTCGACGCAGGACCAGCCAAGCCGCAGGAGGTGCAGCCACTTTCGTTCGATCAGCCGGCGCCGATCGTCGCGCCCGCGCCGGAGATTCCGCGCATCGATCCGACGGAAGAGCTGATCCGCCTGGCGAAGCTGCGCGAGATCGAGTTCCGGAACCGTCGTGCGGCGCAGGACGAAGCCGAGCGGCAGGGCCGCTACGTCCTGGCGGCCGATGCCCGCAAGTCGAACGTCCAGATTGCCGGCGAGATGCTGTCGATCTTCGAGGGAGCACTGACCGACCTCGCCTCGGCGCTTGCAGCCAAGTTCGAGCTCTCGCAGCGAGACGTGCTGCACCTGATGCGGGTCGAGTTCACACAGGTTCGGGCGCGCGCCGCCGAGACCATGCGGCGTAAGGGGGAGGCGGCGCCGGCCACCATTCCCGATGCGGAGCTCGTTGAGGACGCGGAATGACCGTCCATATCGGCAATGCCGAGCGGCTGGCCATGGAGGCCATGGCGCAGGTGCTGGAGCCGCCGCCGCCCGTCGATTATCTGCAGTGGGCAGTCGACAACATCACCTTCTCGGCGCGCGAGTCAGAGAAGAAGGGGCCTTACAACCGCACGCTCTTCCCCTATTTCGACGAGGTGTTGCGGGCGCTCGGTCCGGATGATCCGTGCCGGATCGTCACGCTGTCGAAATCGGCGCAGCTCGGCGGCACCGTCATCGCCAATGTGTTCTGCGGCGGCTCGCTCGCCATGGACCCGGGCGATTTCCTCTATGTCCATCCTACCGAGGAAAACGGCCGGCGCTGGTCGAAGATGAAGTTCGCGCCGATGCTGAAGAGCACGGACGCGCTCGCCGCGGTGTTCACCAGCAAGTCGCGCGATGGCGCCGACAGCGTGATGTACAAGGAGCGCGCCGACGGGCGTGGCGCGCTCCAGATATCCGGCGCCAATTCGCCGGCCTCGCTCTCGCAGGTCTCGATGCGCCGCCAGGTGCAGGACGATCTGGCGAAATGGGAGATGAACTCCGCCGGCGATCCGGAGACGCAGGCCGACACCCGCTCCGAAGGCTACGACTTCGCCAAGATTTTCAAGGTCTCGACTCCGATGGTGCTTCCGGGTTGCCGGATCACCCGGAATTTCGAGGCGGGCAGTCAGGAACATCCTTATGTTCCGTGCCCGCAGTGCTCGCATATGCAGGTTCTCGAATGGGAGAACATGCTCGCGACGCTCGACGAATCGAAGCCGGAGCGAGCCTGCTTCCACTGCGTCTCCTGTGGCTTCCCGATCGAGGAACATCATCGGCGGCAGATGCTCGCGGGGCTCGAATGGCGGGCGCACAACCCGTCGATGATCCGCTACCATCGGTCGTTCTGGCTCTGGTCGGGCTATTCGGTCCTACAGAGCTTCGAGCGTATCGCCCGGCGGTGGCTGGCGGCGAAAGGCGATCCGGCTTCCGAGCAGACCTTCATGAACGATACGGCCGGCCGGCCGTATCGGACCGCCGGCGAGGCGCCGCCCTGGGAGAGCCTTCGCGATCGCGCGGCCCTGTCGGATTACCCGCGCGGCATCATTCCGGCCGGCTTCCTGCTCTTTACCATGGGCCTCGATTGTCAGGCCGATCGTGTCGAGTGGCAGGCGGTCGCCTTCGGCCGCGACTATCGCCGCGCCGTCGTTGATTGCGGCGTGGTTCCGGGGCACATTTCGGAGCCGAAGACGCAGGCCCTGCTCGACGCACTGCTGCAGCAGACTTGGCCGAACCGCTTTGGGAGGCGCATCGGCCTCGACCTTGCCGGCATCGATGGCAATGCCTGGACCGAGGATGTCTGGTCGTTCGTGCGCCGCCATCCGGCCTCGCGCATCATCATGCTGCGCGGTGCGAATTCGGATTCAGCGCCGCTGCTGGCGCGGGTCGCGAAGGAGCGCAACCGGGCCGGCAAGCTGCTGTCCCGCTCTCGGCGGTTCTACAATTTCGGGACATCGGTCCTGAAGATGGCGCTCTATCGCAACGTCGCGAAGCTCGATGCGCTGGAGCCGGGGTTCGTCGCCTTCCCGAAAGGGCTCGACGACGAGTATTTCCGCCAGCTCACGGCCGAGCGGCGGGTTCCGAAAAAGGGCAAGTCCGGCTTCGTCACCTACGGTTGGGAAAAAGACCCGACGCAGGCAAACGAAATGCTCGACACGCATCTGCAGGCCGAGGCTGCCGCCATCAAATGGGGCCTGCGCGGCCTGCCAGACGCAATCTGGTTGCGGCTTGAGGCGGAGCGCGAGAGCCCCCCGCCGGAACAGCAGCTCGATCTCGAAGAGATGTTGCCTCTGCCGACCGAGCAGCCGGCGGGAGCCGAGCAGGCTGCGCTCCCGATCGAGGCGCCGCCGGCGGCTGCGCCCGCAGCAGCTTTTGAGCTTCCTCCGCCCGCGCCGGCATCCCGGCAGGGCTTCCTTTCGACCGTGCCCAAGGGCTGGCTCAAGCGGTAACAGGGGTACGTCAGCATGTCAGACACGCCCGAACAGATCGCGGCCGAGATCGGTGCGATCCGCGAGGCCATTGCGACGGGCGCCAAGCGCGTCGTCACGCGCACGGCCGGCAGCACGAAGGAGGTCGAGTATCCGTCCTTCGATGATCTCAAGAAGCGGCTCGACTTCCTGACGGGCCTGCAGCAGGCGCCGGTTGCTGGGCGCGGCGTGCGCGTCAGCTTCGCCCGTTTTTCGCGGGGGCGCTGATGCGCATTTCGCTCCTCGATCGCGCCATCGCCAGCATCTCGCCGTCGGCGGGTCTGCGGCGCATTCGCCAGAAAGCGGCTTTTGAGATCGCAGCGCGCTCCCTGTCGGCCGAGCCCGGCGAGCGTTCGCGCAGGGAGTCGATGCTCGGAGCGCGCTCGGCAGACGAGGTGAATGCGCGCAACAATCCGCGCCTCCGGGCCGAGATGCGCGTGATGGCCCGGACAAACCCGCATATTCGGAAGGGCGTATCGGTCTGGACCACGAACCTGGTCGGAGACGGCATCATGCCCCGCGCCAATAGCGGGGATGAAAAGCTCAACGAGACCGTCAACAATCTCTTTGCGGAGGCCGACTCGCAGCTTAGCGCGGACGGTCTCGGCGGCTTTGCAGCGATGCAGACGCTGGCCGTGCGCGGCATGGTCGAGGGTGGCGACGTGTTCCTGCGGCGTCGCCTGCGCCGCCGTTCGGACGGGCTGCATGTGCCGATGCAGGTACAGTTGCTGGAGGCCGAACAGCTCGATCAGTCGCGGATGCTGCCGACCACCGCCGGCAACCTGGTGGTCAATGGCGTCGAGCTCGACAAGATCGGCGGCCGGGCTGCTTACTGGCTGTTTCCCGACCATCCTGGCTACGGCGCGCTGCAGGGCCGCTACACCTCGATTGCGGTGCCGGCTGGGGAAATCGCGCATCTGTTCGACCGGACGCGCGTGCAAACCACGGGGACGCCATGGGGTGTCGCTGCGCTGGACGATGCCCGCAACCTCTACGATTGGGAACTTGCCGAGGGCATCCGCAAGAAGCTCGAAGCCTGCATGGTCGGCATCGTCACCCCGGGGACCGAAGGCGACGACGCGATCGGCGGGCTTGATCCCCAGATCGACAAGGACGGCAGGCCGATCCCTGCCGGTGTCGTGAACGCGCAAGGCGAGCTGATCGAAAGCTTCGAGCCGGGCATGTTCGCCTATGCGCGCGGCGGCAAGGACATCAAGTTCAACCAGCCGGCGGTGACTGGCGGGGCCGATGTCTATCGCCGCGGGGCGCTGATGAGCATCGCGGCTGGCTTCGATCTCCCCTATGAGCTGCTTTCCGGGGACCTCTCGCGCGTCAGCTTCATCTCGGGTCGCCTCGGCCTGCAGGACTTTCGCCGACGTGTCTCTGCGCTGCAGTGGCAGGTGGTCATTCCCTTGCTCTGTCAGCCCGTCTGGGATTGGTTCTGCCTCGCAGCCTATCTCGCCGGCAAGATTTCGCAGCCGTTCGTTCCAGCCGAGTGGTCGCCGCCGTCCTTCGAGCAGATCAACCCGCTTCAGGAAGCGATGGCGGACCTGATCGCGATCCGCAGCGGCTCGAAGACGCTGTTCGATGTCATCGCGGCGCGGGGCTACAACCCCGTGCAGAAAATTGCCGAGATTCAGCGCATCAACGCCCTTCTCGACAAGGCCGGAGTCAAGCTCGACAGCGATCCTCGCCATCTCGACAAGACCGGCGCCTTGCAGAGCGTCGCCGCCCTGCTCGGCGGAAAGGAGACCCCATGAGCACCATCGACCTGCCAAGCTTCAACCGCGGCGGCGAAGCCGGGCTCGTCTTTCGGGCCGAGAGCTTCGACGAGAGCCGGAACACGATCGACATCGTCTGGACGACGGGCGCGCGCGTCCGGCGCGTCTCCTATTTCGACGGTGCCTATGACGAGGAGCTGGAAGTCACGGCCTCGGCGATCCGTCTCGATCGGCTCAATCGCGGCGCTCCTTTCCTCAATACCCATGCGTCCTACGATCTCGGCCGCGTGCTCGGTTCCGTCGTTCCCGGCACGGCGCGGATCGCGAAGGGCGAAGGGCTGGCGACCATCCTGCTCTCGCGTCGCCCGGACGTCGCCGGCATCGTTCAGGACATTCGCGATGGTGTGATCCGCAACATCTCCTGCGGCTATCGCGCACACAAGGTCATCAAGGAGGATGGTGCGGAAGGCGACGTCGCGCTCTGGCGGGTGGTCGACTGGGAACCGCTCGAGCTGTCCGCCGTGCCGATCGGCGCCGACGCAGCTTCTCAGATTCGCAGCGAGCCGGCTGCGACCGAACAGCGCTTCGCCTGTTCGTTCGAGGGGCTGACCGCTGCCGAGGCAACGTCGATCCGGATGCGGATGCGGCACGCCGCCCGAGCCGTTCGCACGGCCTGATCAAGCTTCCGTTCTGTCGTTTGTCACCTGCGCCACGGGGCGGCGCGGGATGGCGAAATCGTGTCTGCCCCAACCACCAACCCGAGAGGCTTCCATGCTGATCAAGAGAAACTTCGTCATGAGCCTCGTCTTGGGGCTCGCCATCGTCGCCGTTGCCGTTGCCGCGTCCCCGCTCTTCGCCGATGCGAGTGCCTGGCCGTCGCTTCATACCCTCACCAGCCATGCGCCGGAGATCGGCACCGTCATGGCGCAGATTCCGCTCGTCACCATGCGGACCAATCGCGGCGAGCTGGTCACCCGGGCCGAGGCGAAGCTTGCCGAAGTCAAGGCCGACACGCCGGCCGAGCGTGCCCGCGCGATCGAGAACGAGCATGCCGAGCTGCTTCGCCAGATCGCCGATCTCGACCGTGACATCGCCGCGGCCGAGCTGGCCGAGCGCTCGGCTCCGCCGGCGAACACCAATCTCGACACGGTTCGCGCCGAGGCGGCCCGCGCCGAGCGCCAGCGTGCCGACACGATCACCGACCTCGCCACCCGCATGGGTGTGCCGGACTTCGCCGCCACCCACGTCAACGAAGGCACGTCGGTAGAGCGCTTCCGCGAGCTGCTGATCGATCATGTCGCCGAGCGTTCGGACCGCACCCATGTCAACGGCCAGGCTCGCAACACCGGCCTCGACGAGGTCGAGACCCGTCGCTCCGCCATGATCGAGGCCCTGTCCTATGGCATGGGCGCGCCCGTGCCGCGGGAGGGTCCGAGCCCGGCTGCACGCCAGTATATGGGCCGGCGGATGGTCGGCCTGGCGGTCGATATCACCGGCTATCGGCTCGATCCGGTCCCGTCGGCGCGCCAGATCGACGAGCTCTTCACCCGGGCCTCGCATACGACGTCGGATTTCCCGCTGATCTTCGGCGGCGCGATCAATCGCACGCTCGAACAGCGCTATGCCCTGGCACAGCCGACGTTCCGGCGCTTTGCCCGCAAGAAGAACTTCCGCGACTTCCGTCCGGAAGCTTCGCTCAAGGTCGGCGACTTCCCGCTGCTGCAGAAGGTCAACGAGGCTGGCGAGATCAAGTATGGCACCTTTACCGAGGGGAAGGAGCAGGTCTCGGTGCTGAGCTACGCCATCGCGCTGCGCATCACGCGGCAGATGCTGATCAACGACGACATCGGCGCGATCGACGAGCTGCTGACCAGCTATGGCGACACCGTCGCTCTGTTCGAGGAGGTCACCTTCTATTCGACCGCCTTCAACGCGAACCTGGCCGACGGCAAGGCGGTGTTCCATGCCGACCACGGCAACCTCGCCGCGGCCGGCACCGTCATCGACGTGGCCAATGTCGGCAAGGCGCGCGCGGCCATGTCGAAGCAGAAGAGCATCAGCGGCAATCCGCTGCTGACGAACCGGCCCCGCATCCTGCTGACCGGTCCGGACAAGCTCACCGAGGCCGAGCAGCTTCTCACCTCCATCACCGCGAACGAGACGGCCAAGGCCAACATCTTCTCCGGGCGGCTGGAGCCGGTGGAGACGTCGCAGATCGAGGGCAATCCCTGGTATCTCTTCGGCGATCCGAGCACCGGCTCGAACTATCGCTGGGGCTATCTCGAAGGCTACGAGGCGCCGCGCGTGCGCTTCGACGAGCCCTTCGGTCATCAGGGCTTCGCGATGTCGGTCGAGCATGATTTCGGCTGCGGCGCGGTCGATTTCCGCTTCGGCTACAAGAACCCCGGCGCCGCTCCGGCCTGATCCCCCCAATCGATAGCACTTCCGATCCGCGCGGGCGGCGGCTGATCGCCGCCCGCTTCACCTTCGCGTCGCTTCGGGCGACCATCTGGAGATTCCGACATGCGCAACTTCGTCCAGCCGGGCAAGACGATCACCGTCCCGGCGCCCTATGACGTTTCGTCCGGCGATCCGGTCCTCGTCGGCGCCATCTTCGGCGTCGCCTCTCATGACGCCCTTTCCGGGGAAGATCTGGAGCTTGTCCGCGAAGGCGTCTTCGACCTCAAGAAGGCGGCCTCGCAGGCGTGGACCTCCGGCGCAAAGGTCTATTTCGACGCGGCGGCCAAGGGCCTCACCTCGACCGCAACCAGCAACACGCTGGTCGGCGCGGCGGCCAAGGCGGTCGGCTCCGGTGCCGGCGAGACCATCGGCCGGGTGCTGCTCTCCGGGCAGATCGCCTGACGCCATGACGCTGTTCGACCGCCTCGACCGCGCCGCCGGCCGCGTGGCCGACCGCGTGATGGGCGAGGCGGTCGAAATCCGTCCTCAGACGGCGCAGCCGAAACGGCCGTCCGCCGCCGATCCGTCCCGTGCTGTCATTGCGCTGACCGCCCGCTTTGTGCTGGAGCCGCAAACCGACGAGCTGGAGGGACAGCGCCGCGGCACCGATCTCGGCGGCTTCACGCTGCTTGCCGGCCAGGTCGCGCTGCTCGTGATCGAGGCGAGCGAGGCGGCGAAGCTGCCCTATGACGTCGTCACCGGCGACATGGTCGCGCTGCTGGCGCCGCGGCGTGCCGCACATCCGCGCTATGTCGTTCTGCACGCCACGCGCTCCGACCTCGACATCCTGACGCTGCATCTGTCGCGGGGGACCGGCGCATGAGCCTGACCGCCTTCGCCATCCGCACCTGCCTGTGGCGGGCGCTCTATGGCCGGACCTATGCCGAGAACCGCGTGCATGATTCCGACGTGCAGCCGATCGCCGAAATGCTGTCGGCCGATCCCCTGCCGTTCCTGATCGTCTCGACCGATGACGATATCGCTGAGATCGAGGGCCATCGCTTCAGCGATGCTGGTCGCAAGCTCGACGTGGTGATCGAGATCGTGGTGGCGGCCGTCCACAATGTCGGCGGCGAAGGCGACCCGGACTACAAGCTGATCATCCCCGCGACCGACGACGGCTTCGAGACCACGGTCAACTTCATCGGCCGCCAGGTCATGCGGGTGATGCAAGCGGATGACAGCGTTTGGGCCGACCTGTTTCGCTCCTTCACGCCGGGCGCCAAGCGGATGGTCGGCAAGCGCGGTGCCGAGACCAAGCCGCGCTACGCCGCGCGGCAGATCGTCGTCACCTGCGACACGCTGTGCGAGCCCGCCTTCGGCGAGGAACCGTCCGATGAATGGGCGCGCCTGATCACCGCCATGCAGGAGGATGCCATCCTCGCGCCTTATGCGCCGGTGCTTGCCGCCGAGATCAGGGGCGAGGTTCTGCCAGAGTGGAAGCGCCTGCAGGCGGCGTTCGGTGCGACGCGCGCCGGGCTCGCGGCGCTCGGGCTCGGCGGATTGCTGCCCGGGGAGGAGCCGGCGACACTCCAGCAAGTGACGATCGACGCCGACACCGCGACCGTTGTGGTGACGCCGTGACCGATTTCGACGAGCTCCTGCAGGAAGTCGTCGCCCTGCGCGCCGAGCTGTCGGAGACGCGCACGGCCATGCGGAACATGGTGCGAACCGGCACTGTGGCGCAGCGCGATGCCGAGAAAGGCTATCGCCTCGATTGGGGCAAGGACGACAAGGGCGAGACGATCCTGTCGCCCTGGTATCCGCATCCCGAGTCCGGCGGCGCGGCCAAGAGCTGGATGCCTCTTACCGAGGGCCAGATCGTCACGGCGATCAATCCGGGCGGCGACTTTCGTCAGGGCTTCCTCGTTCGCGGCGGCTTCTCCGATCAGAACCCGCGCCCGGGTTTCGAGCTGACGCAGAACGGCTTTACCTTCGGCAACGTCCGCGTCGAGGTTGCCGACGGCTCCCTCAAGATCACGGTCGGCGGCTCGGTCTTCGAGATGACGGCCGGCGTGATGAGCCTGAAGGCCGCCGCCATCCGCTGGATCAAGGGCTGATGCCCGGCATCGCCGTCAAGGCGCTCGACTCGGCCGGCGGCGCCCAGCTCGCCGGCGGGCAGGATTTCGTCACGGTCGAAGATCAGCTCGTCGTGGTGCTTGGCGATCCCGTGACGCCCCATGGCCTGCCGCCACACTCGCCGCTGCCCGTCATGGTGCAGGGCACTGACTGGCTCACCATCGACGGCATTCCCGTCTGCCGCGAGGGCCACGCGGCGAGCTGCGGGCATCCGACCACCGGCCGCGCATGGGCGCAAATCATCGAGTGAAGGGACATCAGCCATGAAGCTATCCTATCGCGTCACCGAAAAAGCCGGTCGCCGCGTCAACGGCCAGCGCGTCGTAGCGGGACAGATCGTCACGATGACCGAAGGCGAGGCGCGCTATTATCTCGACCTGCAGGAACTGGAGCCCGCGCCGGCGCCCTCTCCGGCCGCGCGGGCTCCGGTCGCCAAGCGCTGACCGGCCGCTGTCGATGGCAGGGGTGGATCGCGAGTCGGGACGGGTTCTCGACGGCTGGCTGCATGTGGTGCAGAGCGTCAACGTCATCATGACGACGCGTCTCGGCGAGCGTGTGATGCGCAGGCATTTCGGCTCCTCGGCCTTTTCCCTGCTCGGCCGCCTGCTGACCGCGGATCACATCGTGCGCTTCTTCAGCGTCTACTGCCTCGCGGTGGAGCTTTGGGAGCCGCGCTTCAAGATCGTGCGCGTCATTCCGATCCGGACCAGCGTCGATGACATTCGCCTCGGCCGCTTCGCCTTCGCCATCGAGGGCGAGTATCGCCCGCGCGGTCATCTCGGCGACCCCACGCCGGAGGGTGTCAGGCGCGTCGGCTTCGCCCAGTCCGAAGCATCCCTGATCGGGGTCTCCGCATGAGCCGCTTCACCCCCGTCGATCTCTCGCTCTATCCGATTGCGGATGTTGTCGAGGCGTTGGATTTCGAAAGCTACCTGGCGCGCGATCGCGCTACCTTCGCGGCGCGCTGGGAGGCGAGGCGTCTCGCCAATCCGGAGCTGCCGCCGGTCGATACGCTGCTGCTCGAATCCGACCCTTCTTCGGTCATCCTTGAGGTTGGCTCCTATCGCGAGCTGCTGCTGCGGGCGCGCATCAATGACCGGCTGCGGGCGCTCACGCTTGCGGGCGCGCTTGGCCGGGCGCTCGACCATATCGGCGTCACCTATTACCGGACGCCGCGGCGCGAGATCGAGCCGGCGACCGACACGTCGCCGGCGGTGATGGAGGATGACGAGACCTATCGCCAGCGCCTCGCGCTCGCACCGGAGTCCTGGTCGACGGCGGGGCCGGTCGGAGCCTATCTCTTCTGGGCGCTTTCGGCCTCCGGCGACGTGCTCGACGTCGCGGCCTATTCCGAAGATGAAGGCGTGTGCCTCGCGCCGCGCATCCGAGTGGTGATCCTGCCGCGCGACGGGCTGACAGCGCCGGAGAGGGCGGCTCTGGTCGGTACGGTGCGAGAGGCGCTGAGCCGGCCGCGCCTCCGGCCCATGGGCGATCTCGTGACGGTCGAGCTCGCCACGGACCTGCCTTTCGACGTCACCGCCCATCTCAAGATTCGGCAGGGGGCCTCGGCCGCGATCGTCAAGGCTGAGTCCGAGAAACGCATCCTGCAATACTGCTCCGGGCGCCTGCGCTGGGTCGGCGACGATATTCCCGGACCTGTCTGGCTGATCGGAAGGCGGCTGCGGCAGGCGACAATCGCGGCGGCTGCGCTCGGCACCGACGCGAACGTCGTCGAGGTCGAGATTTCTGCGCCGGCGTCAGATGTGAATGCGCCGCATGTCGATTACACCGAGGCGGCGCTCGCCGGCGTCGGCGATCCGAGCTTCGTGCCGCTCGACGCAGGGGTGACCGCCCATCTCTTCATGGCCCCGCGGCTAGGCACCGTCACGGTGACGCATGAGCTTGTGGCGGAGAGCTGGTCATGACGGCCGATCTTCTGCCCGGCAGTGCGACGCATTTCGAGCGCGAGCTGGCGGGGCTCTCCGCCTCGCTTGACGGACTTAACCCGCTCGTCATCGAGACGATCTGGGACGCTTGGCGCTGTCCTGCCGCGCTGTTGCCGTGGCTCGGATGGGCGCTCAGCGTCGATGTCTGGGATGATGGCTGGCCGGAGCCTGTCAAACGCCAAGCGATTGCCGACAGCCCGGACTATCACCGGATCAAGGGCACGGTGCAGGCGGTGACCGCGGCTCTGGCACTGGCGGAGCGGCCTTTCGAGCTGACCGAATGGTTCGACCAGGTTCCTGCCGGCCGGCGCGGTACCGCACGCGTCTTCATCGAGACCACGCTCGATGACGTCGGCCGCTTGATGAAGGCGGTGCGCCCGCTCGTCATGTCGGCCAAACCGAAGGCGCGGCCGATCGTGTTCGGTGCCGGCGAGATGGCGAGCGGCGTGCCTGTGATCGGCGCCGGCCTCCTCGTCGAGGAACTGATCACGGTCGATCCCTACGCGCTCAGCGGCGAGACCTTCGAATTCACGGACGTGCTGGCCGCCGG